CCCGCTGATCTCTGGTGGCGTCAACAGCAACCGTCCGGCTACTCCTGCCGACCTGAACGAGACTTCGTTGGAAAACGCCGTCATTCAGATCGCTGCTTGGACAGACGAACGCGGCCTGCTGATCGCAGCCAAGCCCAAGAAACTGGTGGTTCCACCTGCACTGCAATTCGTTGCAACCCGCTTGTTGGAAACTGAACTCCGCGTCGGCACCGCTGACAACGACATCAACGCCATCAAGAACAACGGCTCCATCCCCGGTGGTTACACGATCAACAACTTCTTGACCGACACCAACGCTTGGTTCCTGTTGACTGATGTGCCCAACGGCCTGAAGCACTTCGTCCGCTCGCCTTTGGCGAATTCCATGGACGGGGATTTCGATACGGGCAACGTGAGATACAAAGCACGCGAGCGTTACAGCTTTGGTGTTTCTGACCCACTTGGTGTTTACGGTTCCCCCGGCGCTTAATCCTTCGGGATTATTTGAGAAGGCCCCCTTGTGGGGCCTTTTCTTTTGGGGTATATTGCCTCAACCCCGGACTATCCGGTGTATCTGACGGCTCCGGGCCGACGACATGCAGACAGATGCACCTCAACTCGCATGTGAGGAATCATCATGAGCAATACGACTTTTTCGGGCCCAGTTCGTTCCGAGAACGGCTTTCAAGACGTCTCCGTCAGCGCAACCACTGGTGCGGTTACCGTCGATGCCACTTTTGGCGCGACCACCAGCGTAACCGATCTGACGACCACCAATTTGGTGTTCACTGATCAAAACCACCCAACAACCGCAGCAATCAACGCCACTGCAACAGCCACAGCGGCAGAAGTTGTTACCGGTTACATCACCTCCACCTCGGCAGCCGCCACAACCATCACGCTGCCCACTGGCACTTTGCTCGGCGCGGCCTTGGGTGCAGTTCGTGGCACTGTGATGGACCTGTACATTGACAACACTGCTGGCGCAAGCACAGTGACCATTGCTGTGGCCACCAACGGCGTTCTGTCTTCTGCCGCCGTGGACACCGCAGGTTCTTTTGGCGACCTGACGGTTGCCTCTGGTGTTACTGGCTTGGCACGATTCACCATCATGTTCTCCAGCGCCACTGCGTACGTGTTCACACGCACTGCTTAATCAACCTCGGGGCTTCGGCCCCTGTTTTAAAGGAGATTGATTATGACGATGCAAACCGACGTCCTAGCGGTACACACCGAAGCTACGGCTACCGTGGTGGCTTATCGTACTCGCGTCAAAGCCTACCATTGCATTTCTGGCGGAACCGCCGGGGATGTTATTTTTCGTGATGGCGGATCAGGCGGAACCATACTGTTGCAGTTCAATATTGGAACTGGAACTCAGCCAATCAGTTTGCCAATCCCCGGTCAAGGGATTTTGTTTCAGACAGACGTCCATGTAACAATTCCGGCAACTTCCAAGATCACGGTGTTCTATGGCTGAAGAGATACGCCCCATGGATGTTGCAGGTCGCAAATTGATGATTGCGATCCCTGCCTACGACGGCAAGTTGAACATCAAAACTTCGTTTGCTTTGGCCGATTTGGTGGTCAAGGCTTCGCAGTTTGGTGTCCAAGTGCAACTGTCGCACCTGTCGGGCTGCTCTCTTATCACCAAGGCCAGAAACATTCTGGTCGCCAACTTCTTGGAGTCGGACTGCACGGACTTTCTGTTTGTCGATGCCGACATCGTGGTGGACGCCGAGTCTGTGCTTCGCCTGCTGGCGCTGAGCACCGGCAAGGACATCACCGCTGGGATGTACACCCGCCGAGCCGAGGACCGCAAGTTCTTCTTGGACATCTACATCGACGAGGCCAACACGCTTGAGTTTGACCCGCACGGCATGCTGCGCGTTGAGAACGTGGCCACGGGCTTCATGATGATTCAGCGCCATGTGCTGGAGAAGATGGTGGCCAACCACCCCGAGTGGACCTACTTCAACGATGTGTACAACCGCAACGAGAGCGCCCTGTTTGACTTTGAGTTGACCAATGGCCAGTACGTTGGCGAGGACTACACGTTCTGCAAGCGTGCCCGGGCGGACGGTTTCACGGTCTTCATTGACCCAGAGATCACCCTGCCGCACGTTGGCTCTCAGGAATACCACCGCAGCTTCAAAGAGGCCGTGCTGATGCCACTAATCGAGCAGCACTGCACACCCAAACTGAAAGTCGTCAATGGCTAAGAAGACCCCATCCCTTGCAATCGGTCGTGGCGAGAAGTTGCCTGCATCCAAGGGTGCTGGGCTGACAGCCAAAGGCCGCGCCAAGTACAACGCCGCCACCGGCAGCAACCTCAAAGCCCCGCAACCGCAGGGTGGCAAGCGCAAGGATTCGTTCTGCGCACGCATGTCAGGTATGCCCGGCCCAATGAAAGACGAGAAGGGCAAGCCCACTCGCAAAGCCGCGTCACTGGCGCGATGGAAGTGCTGATATGGAAATGATGGTCTGGAACCTCGTGCTCACCGCAATTGTGGCCATGCTCGGGTTCATCCTGAAAGAAAAGTTTGCCGAGATCAACCGTCTTGGCATCCTGCTCAACCGCACCCGCGAGGAAGTGGCACGGGATCACATCACGCGCTCGGAGTTCCGGGCCGACATGCAACAGTTGATTGACCGGTTTGACCGGCTGGAGCGCAAAATTGACAATCTGCGGAGCAGCAATGCCGTCCAGCAGTAAAAAGCAAGCTGACTTCATGCGTGCGGTAGCGCACAGCCCGGAGTTTGCGAAGAAAACAGGCGTCCCACAGTCAGTGGGCAAAGAGTTCTCCAACGCGGACAAGGGCCGCAAATTTTCTAAAGGTGGCGATATGAAAGACGCAATGATGAAACTCAAAGAGCACGCAGGTAAACCAGCTTCCAAGGCTCACAAAGGCCTGAAGGCCGGGGGCTCTGTTGGCACAACCAAGATGGGCGCAGTTCGCACTGCCTCCCCCAGCCGTGACGGTCTTGCATCCAAGGGTAAGACCAAGGGCAAGATGGTCAAAATGATGAGCGGCGGCAAAACCTGCTAAGGAGATCAACATGAGTCCAGCAGAAAAAGAAGCTCGCCAGATGATGGCGGACAAGAAGGCTGCCGAAGCCGCTGAAAAAGCCTACAACGCAGCCAGCAAGACGCCTCCTGCACCCATGGTCAAAAAGGCCAAGGGCGGCAGCGTGACTCGTGCTGATGGTTGTGTGACCAAGGGCCACACCAAGGGCACGATGGTCAAGATGGCCATGGGCGGCAGGACTTGCTGATATGAGAGCCAGTCGCGGCATGGGGGCCATCTCCCCTTCCAAGATGCCTTCTGGCAAGCGTAAAGCTCGCCGGGATGACACCGACTTCACGCAGTACGCTGAGGGCGGCAAAGTCAACGCGGCTGGCAACTACACCAAGCCCGAGCTGCGCAAGCGGATCGTGAGCCAAGTTAAGTCGGCCGCAACGCAGGGCACCGGGGCAGGCCAGTGGTCGGCCCGCAAGGCCCAGCTTGTGGCCAAGAAGTACAAGGCCGCTGGCGGCGGGTACAGGGACTGATATGAAAGCGCCCCAGCAATCCCTCAAAGACTGGGGCGACCAGAAGTGGCGCACCAAGAGCGGAAAGCCGTCGTCAAAAACAGGTGAGCGCTATTTGCCGGAGAAGGCGATAAAATCGCTTAGCCCCGCAGAGTATGCGGCCACCACAAAAGCCAAGCGTGCTGGTAAGGCGGCGGGCAAACAGTTTGTGGCCCAGCCCAAGACCATCGCCAAAAAGACAGCGAGCTTCCGATGACCACATCAGGCACCACAGCGTTCAACATGGACCTCACGGAGATCGTGGAGGAGGCCTTCGAACGCGCCGGTGGCGAGCTGCGCACGGGCTATGACCTGCGTACCGCCAGCCGGTCGCTAAACCTGATGTTCTCGCAGTGGGCCAACAAGGGCCTGAACATGTTCACGTATGAGCAGGGCATGATCAATTTGATCCCCGGCCAAGCGACATACAACCTCCCGGCTGACACCGTGGACTTGCTGGAGCATGTGATCCGCACGGGCGCGGGTAGCGCGTCGACGCAGGC